ATTCACATAACCGATGTAAAACCCAGTAGTACTACAAATCCATCTACAAATCCATCTACAAATCCATCTACAAATCCATCTACAAATCCATCTACAAATCCATCTACAAATCCATCTACAAATCCACCATCTGCTTGTTGTGCCTGGCGCTTCGCGAACGATGGAACTTTAACCGAAGCCGACCAATCGCCTCATGAAAAACTGTTAACTTTGGTATCGGATGTGTGTCCCGATTTGCCCCAAGAATCTAAATTAACACTGGTGAAATCATTGTTAACAATCAAAGATATGAATACAAACGATTTCACTACACTATCATCTACTAAACTAGTTTATCCTAGGGAAAATTATACGCTTAAATCGTCTCTTGTTAATCCTCAAGGATGTTTATTTAGGGGCGATGTTCCAATAGATCGTTTGAAACCCGACACCGAGACTAAACCAACCAATGGGGTTCAAGATAATTCTCATCCGCCAACTCCATCAGCGGAGCCAGTTAAAAGTGCAAAACTAAACGAATTAATAGCAACAGTTCCAACAAATGAAAATATGATGGATATTGTATCTCAAATATGTACTGAATTATCTAATTACGACCAACAAACAAATGGTATATGGGCACTAAATATACTAAAACAATATATTGCCGATCTTAGAGATATTCAAATCAAAAAAGTCGGATATGCGGGCTTTGCCGCACCGTACAATTTTAGTGGTGATAATCCATATTGTCGCGCCAACGCGTACTAATATCGTATCATGAATGCAATATTTATACCAAATGTGGTATAAATTAATCGACGAATCAGTAATTATTCAGCAGAGGTTCGCGATTCATCCAATCTTTTAATAATTCTACAACCTCGATATGCCGAGATCCATAAAATAATGCACTCTCATAAGCAGTTGCGCCCCATTTTTTCAACAGACGCATGGCTGGTATTTGTTCTTTTATAGCAGCACTAATCAATGCTTCGTCATAATTAGTAGCTCCCCATTCTTTTGCCAAATGCATGGCTTGTAAGTGTCCGTTCGTTGCCGCACCGTCTAATGCTTCGTTGTAATTGGTAGCTCCCCATTCTTTCGCCAAATGCATGGCTGTTATTTGTCCACTATTTGACGCGCCGTCTAACGCCCAACCGTACTCAGTGGCACCCCACTCTTTTAACGAGTGCATAGCTGTTATTTGTCCATTTTTTGCCGCACTTTCTAGTGCCCAGTCATACTCATCTGCTCCCCATTCTTTTGCCAAATGCATGGCTTGTAGGCGTCCGTTCGCAGCAGCACTGTCTAACGCCCAATTGTAATTGGTAGCTCCCCACTCTTTCGCCAAATACATGGCCGGTATATGTCCACTTTTCGCCGCATTATCCAACGCCCAATCGTACTTGGTAGCTCCCCATTTTTTCGCCAAATACATAGCTGGTATTTGACCATTCGTTGCAGCATACTCCAACGCGTTATCGTAATTAGTAGCTCCCCATTCTTTCGCCAAAATCATAACGCAAAAGTGTCCACCTTTTGCGGCATGACGCAGAATATAAGGTATTCTTTTTTCACCGATTCGATCTTTTCCTACGTACGTAAGTAGATCGATATAACCGTGCTCGGCCATTTGTTCGAAAGACAATACTACTTTATGTACGCTCGTATTCGATAAAACATCGTTCCATTCGTAACACGTTTCCTTCAAAACAGGAGCGTACTCGGAGCATCTCGAAAGAATATCTTGCAACACTTCGGGAGGTATAATATCCATGATTTAGTATTTTATTTCTTACGTTTATAGAATTAATTTAAGATCATTTTTAAGATTTTTAAATCATCTACGTAACTTGTTTAATTTTAAAAATTCGGTTTCCTGATTCGAATATGAACTCCACCAGATAAATCGACGGCGAGTATAAAAATGGCCGAAGTATTGGATTTGGATTCTTTTACAGATGAAGATAAAGAGTATCTGCAAGACACTCTAGTATGTGACGGAGCCGATATATTCGAAATATACGATACTAAAATACATTTACCGTTTTCGTTCGCGAGATCTACGATAGATGAAATTCATCGTAGATTAATAGTTCCAACCGAAAACATACAATTTACGGGTAAATTGCGCGAAGATCAACTCGCCGTTTACGAATATATAATCGATAAACTAAACACTACAGGTGGCGCAATTGTGTCGGCGAGGCCAGGATTTGGTAAAACTATAACCGCGATATCTATAGCCTCTAAACTAAAAGTCAAAACGTTAATAGTAGTTAACAAATTAATTTTAATAGATCAGTGGATTGCTGGTATAAATACGTTTTCGTCCGCTCGTGTAAGCGTCGTTAAACCCACGGACGATAATCTTGTCACGGACTCAAATTTTTATATCGTAAACGCAATAAATATAGGTAAGAAAACACCATGTTTTTGGAAAGATGTTAAATTATTGATCGTAGATGAACTTCATCAAATAATTACAAAGAAGCTTATCGGATATTTACTGCGAATATGTCCAGATGCAGTGTTGGGATTGTCGGCGACTCCGTATCGACACGACGAGTACCATAAGGCTATAAGTTGGGTTTTTGGCGATAATGTAATTGGTGCGGAATTAAATCAAGCGCATACTTATAGAATAGTACATACCAAATACGTTCCCAAAAACGTTCAATACGGATTTAAAGGACTAGATTGGAGTAAAATACTGGAAGATCAAGCTTCTAACGAAACTCGAAACAAATGTATAGTTAAAGAATGTTTAGCTGAAATTTCAAACTCCAAAACTGTATTAATATTAGTTAAAAGAGTTTATCACGCCGATATTTTAGTCGATATGATTAGACGTGAAAATCCCGAAATTAAAGTATCAACGTTAGTAAGATCGGAAAGAACTTTTGATAAAGATTGTAAAGTTTTAATAGGTACCACGTCTAAAATTGGAGTAGGGTTTGATCACGCACCGATAAATTGTTTAATAGTGGCAGCAGACATTAAAAATTATTTTATACAATTTTTAGGACGATGCATGAGAAATCCAGACGTAATTCCGAGCGTCGTGGATTTTAAAGACGATTTTAATATACTACGAAACCATTTAACGATTAGAATTAAAGAATATGAGAAGCACGGTGGTAAAGAAATATGTACCGATGAGAATATCGACGACACACGGGATAAAGCGTGTACGTCTAATAAATTATGTAATAGTAAATGGTTTCGTCGAGTCCGTTAGATATTTTATTTAGTTATCTATCATCATCGAGAAATATTAACGAACGGTTATGTAGTAACGACTTCGCCCAAAGTGATTATAACGAAGTTTTATGCTGTATTGCTCGGAAAGATAACATGAATCTTATGAACTGCACCGCTACAAAATATTGGTCAAAATACAGCTAGGTGGTTTTTGAAGGTTACCAATGCAAATTACAATAAAATATTTTTGCATTGGTAAAAGTGGATCGTAAAAAAATAATAAAGTTGAGCGTGATTATCTAAATTATGTAATAATTCATGAGTTTGATAATTTAACCATTTAACTTAATATGTATCAATATAAAATGGGTTTGTACGATAATATAGATAAGTTTGATAAACCCAACCAAAATAATTGTGAAGACAGTATATGTTTCACAATGTATCAAGCAGATATTAAAGAAGTTGCATCTATAATTAAACTGAATCCGACAAATTATGATGAAGCTTTATGTTGCGCGGCTAGAAAAGGTAATCTTGAACTTATGGAGTTATTTAAAAATTTGGGTGCTACAAAATATTTTAACGCAATGTTGGCAGATGCCGAATATTCTAAGATTAATGCTATGACACTTTTAAAAGAATGGGGAGTTGATAATTACGATGGTGCAATATATTGCGCTGCTTACAATGGTAATATTTATGTGATGGAGCTCCTTAAAGAATGGGGAGCAACCAATTTTGATATTGCAATGTTAGCAGCCGTGGAAAAAAGTCAGTTAAACGCGATGAAGCTCCTTAAAGAATGGGGTGTTACCGAATATAAATTTGCTATGCGTAAAGCAATCGATTATAGCCAAATAGATGCAGTGAATTTACTTAAAGAATGGGGAGTTAGTGAAAATGACGATACCGTGTACAGCAGTGGACCTCGTGTAGAAGGTTTAGAAGACTATTACGTCGCGAATAAAAAGCTAAATATTTGTTAAATATTATTACTAGATATTTTTACATCAAATGTGATGTAAAAAATACGCGCTTAACAGTTTTAACAATTAAATTTAAACTTTCATAAAACTAAATTAGACATCTGAAACTTCCATTTATGTCCGCAAAATATTATCGAATCAGTAGATCCGTGCGTGCAATTAAACTTACATTTTTCCGGCCCGTACAAACAACACGTAAGCATTTGACAACCGCCTTTAAATTCGGAAATTAATCCACATTTGGGACATTTATATTTTTGTCCTTTATATATTATGTTAGGGTCCATCAATTTCATACACGGATCGCATATAGATACCGATGGGTCATGCGTTTCGGTTTCCGCACACGTGTTACGTTCTCGTCTGTAGTAATTTCTGCAAACTATACATCTAATGTATTTATATTTATCGAAATCCCAAAATCTTACGTACGCGATAGAAGACGTAAGCCATTTTGTACACGAAGGACACTGTATCATCTTTTGAGTCAATTCGTTACCTTCCTCGCACGTCGACCATTTTTTAACACAACACGTATGCATGTAATTATTACAACACTCACTGCGTTCCAGCGTTGGGTTGGAACATATAACGCAATAAAACGGAAATGGTTCTACGGCAAAACCTCTACTAATGTATTTGTTCATTCTTTGAATACTTTTTGTATAATTTTTTACCGCGTCAGTATTCCATTTCATTACTCGCGAATACGGCGAATTTTCTTCGCTGTTAATGGGTACTCTTAAACAAATACGATTGTTATCGTCGATGTATAAACGCGTAGCGCATCTATCTAAATCGAATAATTTATGTAAATTCGTAACGATTTCAGATCTTTCGAGTCGCGTTGTTATAAACTGACATTTGATCGAAGTTGGTGATAATATGGTACATTCCAATATAGATTTTAGGTAGTAAATCGACTCGTATTCTTCGTTATCCGGTAAAATTATATTGGACACCGGATAGTCTTTAGACAATGCGGCACACATTATAAACGATTGATGGTTTTCACCATTCGAAATATAACAATCTATATCGGACGGTTCGAACGAACCAGGAAATAACATTGCTAATACCGAAGATCCACTGTACACACCTCCGCATTTCATAACTTCGTAACTCATACCCACTGGTATTTGGTCGCGCGAAATATACGCGAAAAATTCTGTACCTTCTTGGTTAAATTCAAAAGACATGATTCGAGTTAATTATTATCATTCGATAATAAAGATCTATATTCAATTTCAATACCAAATTTGGTATTGAATGATTAGCGTTTTAGTCTCTATCCAAACGATAAAGACGTTCCACCATTTGGATATTTTCGGATAATTTAGGATCGATGCGTTTAGATTTTATATCGTACAACCCCGGATTGGGTCCGATCGCATCCGTGACGTATTTTTCGATCGCTGACATATTATTAGTTAACACTTTGTCCAATCGAGCCATTTCCGATTCCAGTTCGGAAAGTTTAGCCGACGTATTTGTTACCTCTTGATTCAAAGCTTTATATTCTGGGCGTTTAGTTAATGCTTTGAAGTTTTTGTTCCATGCTATTTTCTGATTTTCGATATCTTTGTCGATTAATCCGTTATAATGCGCTATTAATTTTTCTTTCTTTTGATACTGACTTTTAACTTCGTCAGTTCCGAAAATAGACGCATATAATTCATTAAATGTAGCCATTGTATTCAAAACATTAAATAAGTTATTTTGATATAATATTCAAATTTGAAATTAAATATTAGTAAAGCTGTACCGATTAAAAATGGCGAATATATCGATCGATTTATCCAGAGATGCATTATTCGATAGCGCTGGGCTTAAACGATTAAGAGATTCGTATATGCTTAAAGATGAAACGTCCCCCCAACAGAGATACGCTTACGTGTGTTCGGAGTTGGGGTCAAACATTTCTCACGCGCAACGCTTATACGATTATGCCAGTAAACATTGGGTATCGTTTTCCACACCTATATTATCTTTAGGTCGTACTAAAACAGGATTACCTATATCGTGTTATCTAAGTTATTTGGAAGATACGTCGGAAGGATTATTGGATACGTTACGCGAAGTTAATAGATTGAGTATGTTGGGAGGTGGAGTGGGTATCGACGTTAATTTAAGATCTTCCGATAGTAAATCATCCGGCGTTATGCCTCATATGAAAACGTACGACGCGTGTAGTCTCGCGTACAAACAAGACGAAGTACGTAGAGGTTCGTACGCGATGTATTTAGATATAGACCATCCCGAAATTTTTTCATTTCTCGATATGAGAAAAATAACTGGCGATCATAATCTAAGATGTCATAATTTACATCATGCGATAAACATTACGGATAAATTCATGAATATAATAGAAAAATGTATGGAAGATTCGTCGTTTGACGATTCGTGGGAATTAATCGACCCCCATACCAAAAAAGTAGTAAAAATCGTATCCGCAAAATATTTGTGGCAACGAATACTCGATACTCGTATGAGAACTGGTGAACCGTATTTATGTTTTATAGATACGTGTAATAAATGTATGAATTCATATCAAAAGGCTCTTGGAAAATCGATAAACCAAAGTAATTTATGTTCGGAAATAATATTGGCAACCGATAACGAAAATACCGCAGTTTGCTGTTTATCGTCTTTAAATGTCTCAAAATACGACGAATGGAAATCTGATGTATTATTCGTTAGAGACGTTGCGGAAATGTTAGATAACTCGCTTACGCGTTTTATAATAAAAGCTCCATCTGATATAAAACGCGCCGTTAGATCGGCATCTAACGAGAGAAGCATAGGTATAGGTATATTGGGTCTTCACGATTATTTTCAATCCAAGTCAATTTCTATCGAAAGCGAAGAAGCTGCAAAATTAAATATTGAAATTATTTCGCATATTAAAACTAAAGTCGATGAAGCTAATTACGCATTAGGTGCCGAAAGAGGTTCACCGCCAGATATAAAAGACTCGGGTCGTCGATTCTGCTGTACCATGGCCATAGCGCCAACCGCATCTACGTCTATTATTATGGGAAATACATCGCCGAGTATCGAACCGTATAGAGCCAACGCGTATCGACAAGATACTTTATCTGGATCGAATTTAACTAAAAATAGACATTTAAACTCGATTTTGTTAGCAAGATTCGGGGAAGAGAAAACTACAGAATTGTGGCATAATATTTTAATGCATTCTGGAAGCGTCCAACATTTACCAGACGATATATTATCACGACACGAGAAAGATGTATTCAAAACTGCGTTAGAAATAAATCCGTTACGTCTCGTAAAATTAGCCGCGGATAGACAATCTTATATAGATCAAGCTCAATCGTTAAACGTATTTTTACCACCTACTATAGACGTTAAAACGCTTCATACGATACATTATTTGGCGTGGAAATGGGGTTTAAAAACAATGTATTATTTAAGATCTACGAAAGCCGCAGAAGCGGATAAATTAGGTTTTAACACAATTCCCGATGTTAAACCTACCGTATGTACACGAAATTCTGCAAATCAAGAATGCATGGCGTGTCAATAAAAAACGTACTGAAAATTATTTAATAGTTCCAACGCCACATTTGGTGTTGGAGTTTCAATTTAAACGGATAAACCGAGCATATTTAGCGTGTAAACATTAACAAAATCGGGCGTAAAAATAACCTTCGATTTCGCAATAGATTGTAACGAGCGAACGCGCTTTATTTTAATAGATTTATCATTCATCAACATTTGTGTAAGTATCAACAACGCAGAATCCACGAAATAATCGCGTTTGGTGCTTATTTCGCAATACGGTAACTGTGCAGACGCGATAGTTTCAGCGGTTACTTTATGCAAAACATCACTCTTATTACCGATTAATACGGTGATATTATGTGATGTGGGATGAAGATTGTTGAGCTGATTAAAAGTAAATATGCTTCCTAGATCGAACATTAACAGCACTCCGTCAAACTCTTCGTTGACGTATAACTCGTGCTGAAATATACCGGTTCCGGCGGTGTCGTGTATATGGTATACAATTTCACCCGCGTCTGTGTATAATTTTAGCGTGATCACGCTACGTCCTATGGTTGGAATATATTTTGAACTCCAACCACGATTTAATAGTTTGCGTAACCACGTTGTTTTTCCGACGCCATTAGCTCCGATTAATAAAATCTTAAACTCCATGTTTGTAATTATTTTCTTGAAAACCGGTCAATTTATATTCATATACAGAAAATCATAATTATCTATACCATATTTGGTATAGATAATGTTTTCGTTTACCACGGACACGCAGCAGCGATTACCGTGGGAACAAGAACGGATTCGTCGAGATTTACAGCATCGTCTATAAATCTATGATCGGGTTGCATAATAACACAACTTCTTTGTAACCAGTTTTTAACTTTAAACAGCAAGTAGCAATTTGGTTTTGGCGGATCAGATTTTCGCATAATAAAATTATGATCGAAAAAACAGATCAGATGAATTAAACACGCCATCAAATTAGTATCTACTTGCGATAAGATACTAGTGTTTATGTTATTGTTGATAACATGTACTGTATCATCTGGATTAACGGTGAAATAATTATTGGCCCTGATGCACGAGCGCAATAGGCGCAGCAAACGGCTATCGTTTATCAGAATTCTAACGTGCAAACCGCCGTGTTCTAGAGTTTTAATTATATCTAAAATCTCGGACACTTCTTGTTGATACACGTCGTAAGATTTCACAAATTCTGCTTTTGAAGGAGCGTTTGGCCACATAAGAACATTGTCTATGGTGTATCCGAACGCTTTCGTCGCAAACATGAATGGTATTTCTCGTTCACCCAGTTTAGAAATTGGAGGTTTATCGACGAATGTACTAGTGCTCGTTAGCAAAATAGTACCATGGCGATCATTTTTATTCTCGAATGGTTTCATCCGATTAATGGCCGCAGATAAACTTCCAAAAATGGGTTCGCGCGGAGTAGCAACAGCTGATTGCGTAACTGATGTGATTTTTCGTGGAATACCCAACTTATCGGATAGGACATCTCCTATACCCGATTGGCCGGTAGAGTATAAAGCTTCAATAAATAAGTTTCGTACTACAGGCACTCCGTTTTTAAGCCAGATGCGTCTACTCATAGTATCTAAAAATGCTCCGGTTTTTCTTTGTGTAGTATTATACGAACGTATTTCTTCAACCATTTCATTTGTAAGAATACGATTTTCCATTAAGTAAGGTATGATTGCTTCTATGTCGAGTGTTCTAATTAGAAGCAATCTGGATGTTATCAACGCGTCATTAAAAGCGTTATCCATTTTCATACTATATTTTATAATGTTAATTCGCAGTTTAAAATCATTTTTAAAACATCGTTACAGTTGTATAACATTTCGAATTTGAATAAATAACATAAACGAACAATATCGCACATTTTTAAATTTTATTTTAGCGAATGCGTATAAGCGAATGCGTATAACCGAATGCGTATAACCGAATGCGTATAACCGAATGCCCTAGTTGAATTGTTGGTTTTTAAATAGGTACTGGTGAAAACGAATGCCTATGAACGATATATTAGGTTTTTAAAAGGTTAATACAAGCCGTGTATAAATACGCGTAAAATTGAATCCATTGGTGTCTACGAACAATAATTTTGTATTCTTATTCATCACTATGGCTTTCACTGTGCGAGTTGCGGATATCGGTTCGTGCAAACGCGAAAGTGAATACTACGTCGCGGTTAAAATAACCATGGCGTGGAAGTGGAAAAGGGAACATTTAGACATAGATTGGTATGACATTCCGGCTGAAAAGGTAGAAGAGTTTGCGGAAAATCTGACTCGAGATTTGAAAGCAGCCGGATACGACGTTGACATAGACGAGTATGCCGACACTTGGTCGGACGACGAGTGTATGGAAATAACGGTCGATAACAATACCGAGGTTTTTACGAGACGTCGTCCGATAACTATGAAGGTGCTGAGGGAAATTGAAGACTACTACAATTCTCACATGAAAAGTATAGTCGACAAATGTTGTAAATCGGTTTAAACACTAACCGGTTCGATACCACATATGGTATCGAAACTAAAAAGAACAGTTACACTAATTTCGAATGATATTTAATTACGATTTGCAACCCTCCTTGAATAACCGGAGCTTGTAGGTCTACATTTACAATACTATCGTAAATTACGATATTACGATTATTTTTACCATCGGAAGCGCACGATACGAAATCTCTACATCCTCCCATTCGTTCGTTTGCTATAGAACAATCGGTATCAACGACTAGTGGAAACGCGTTAACGTCTGAATTTAATTGACCTAATGCGATCGAAAACACGTCTTTAGTGGAAAATCCGTCCAGTCCAAAAAATTCGATCGAGTCGATGATAGAGTTTGCGGGGATTGTAGCTTTACGATGATCCGTTGTAAATACTAATTTATCCACACCCTTTTCTAAAGTACACGATATAGTACCGATATCGGATGTGATCGGTAAGTAACAAACTAGTACTTTTTGGTTTCGCGGTTCGTTACTCGCCGCAACGCTTAACGCTTGAGCGGTCAAGTCTGCGTAAGACGGCGCCGTTGCTTTAGAATACGAGCTCACATGCGCGGGTGTGTAAGATTCCGTCGATACACTACTGCTGTCTGTTGAGATTCCACCTCCGAGCACGTATGCCGGAGATCTAAGCGAATAACTCTTGGAACGCATGGAAAAAGACATCGTTGATTTTAAAAGAAATTGATAAAAAAATCTTTACCAGTTCGGTGTAACGAATTAAAAAATGCCCACAGGGAGTCAAGGAAATATAAAATATGGAGTTCTTCGTGGTATTCCGGTCGCGATTAAAAGTTGTAAACACGATACAACGTGTTTAATTCTCGAAGCTAATGTTTTGCAACGAATACATAAAGAATGCCCGAATGTATCTAGTTTCTTTCCAAAATTTATAGAGTTTACATCGGATGGCGATTTGGTAATGACACGCGTACTAAACGGAAAAAACTTGACGCACTTGACGCATGAATTAAAAAATACTAATAAACACGCGTCAAAAATTATTTTAAATTTATGTTTTATCGTACTATGCGTTCTCGAAAGCGTACGAATTGAAACCGGAATAGTTCATAACGATTTACATTCTTGTAACGTAATGGTAATTCCATCGAGCGTACGAATCGTTTCATTTACGATAAACGAAACTACGTATAGTTATAACACCTACGGTTATTGTCCGATTATAATAGACTTTGGATACGCGTGCGGAATTTCTGGAGTAGTAGGGTCTCTTCAGAATAGCGATTTGGGTTATACGGTAGAAGAACAAGATTGTCTTGCGGATGCAAGATTATTGCTTTATTCGTCCGCTAAAGGATTTAACAAAGTTACGAATACTATTATTAAATTTATATTTAGTTCGTTAAATCTTACCAACGAGGGTTGGTTTTCACCGGAAGTGTGTATTAACGTGTACGACGAATTGTACACTATTGCCGAAAAAGAACCGATAAAATCTATGGATGCGATATTAACGATTATTGTAAATCTGATGGGAAATTTACACGACGAAAGTTGTATTAAAATATGTTGCGACGATTGTTATTTTGCTGAAGAATTGATCGATGTATATTTTACAGATGAGTCTGAGGAGGATACGATAAATCACCTTAAGTCTTGTAATTGTACGGATGCGATACGCGACGCGTTTGCGAGAATATACGATAAGCGTGTTACAAATACGTTATTGATGGAATCGGCGATAGCGTTTAAACCCGTAATAGTACACACATTAGCGCAGAACCGAACCGCAAAACGCATATTATACGATACGTTATCCGTTAAAACTAGTTTGGATGTTATAAACGAATATAATAGACTATTACGTTTAGTTCGATACGGGAAAATATGTCATTTCGAATGCGGGGTCTCCGACGAATGTAATTAAACTATCAGATGCAGTTACGTTTGTGGCTTGTAATGTTACGACCGATCCAACGGAATATCTTGCGATATACATTCCTAATATATCAACGGGAGTCGTTGAATTGGCGCTTACGGGAGATGTTGCGTTTAGTCCCGCATTAAATCCCTGGAACGGAATTACACCGTTATCTACCGTTCCAGAAGTAATATTAAGATTAAAATATATAGAATTCGCAACGGATGTTGTAACGCTTGCTCGTATAAACATTAAATAAAGCCCAGCGAGCGATATCGTCCAAGCGTTTGACGATACGGGTAATGTCGTATTGGCATAATCTGAAATAGGAACCGTAATAGACGACGATGCTGGTACTGTTACATTAGACGGACGCGCATTTCCGATACCAGACGGAAGAAACCCCATAGGTCCCGTAGCTCCTGTAGCTCCCGTAGCTCCCGTGCTTCCAGTGGCACCTGTAGTACCAGGAGCTCCAGTGGCGCCAGAAGCTCCTGTAGCACCGGTACTCCCAGTTGCACCTGTAGCGCCCGGAGGCCCTGTGGGTCCAGCTGTTCCTGTAACACCGGTCGCACCTGTAGCGCCCGTAGGACCGGTGGCTCCCGTAGCACCTGTAGCGCCTGTAGGACCGGTATCACCTGTGGCACCCGTAGCACCCGTAGGACCAGTGGCACCTGTTGGTCCAGTAGCACCCGTTGGTCCAGTAGCACCCGTGGCACCAGTAGCACCCGTAGCACCTGTGGCACCGGTTGGTCCAGTAGCACCCGTAGCACCCGTAGGACCAGTGGCGCCACTTGGACCCGTAGCTCCTGTATCACCCGTAGCACCCGTATCACCTGTGGCACCCGTTGGTCCAGTAGCACCCGTTGGACCCGTAGAACCAGTTGAACCGGTTGTACCTATAGCTCCGGTTGCGCCGGTTGCGCCGGTTGCACCAGTAGGTCCGGTTGGGCCCGTTGTGCCAGCCGTCGCCCCGGGTTGAAAACCTATAGTATTATTAGACAATACCACTAAAATATTACCGTCAGATGGAGAAGTAGATACTACCGGCAAACCGGCGATATTAACAGTTTGTGCATACCCCGAATACGGCAATATGCGAAATTGTTCATCTATATTCATTTTAATTTACACTAATAAAAAATGAGTGAAAGAGTAAATTTTAATATATCACCGTGCTCGAAAGTTGTAACTGCGGCTGGTATCGGTGGATCTCAAATCGCAGGTGTTCCACATACTGGCGATACGCTGGTATATAACAATGGAATGTATATTTTCCAATCCGTAGGAACTGGATTATCTGGCCCGACAGGACCTACTGGAGCTACGGGAAGTACCGGACCTACTGGAGCCAGTGGGCTTACAGGACCCACTGGAGCTACAGGACCGACAGGACCAACCGGCTCGTCCGGAATAACGGGTGTTGCTGGGCAGACTGGCGCAACGGGCCCAACCGGACAGACGGGTTCTACTGGTGCAACTGGTGCAACTGGCGCAACCGGAATTGCGGGTGCTGTAGGAACGAGTGGTAGTACAGGACCTACGGGCCCCATCGGTATTTCTGGACCTACAGGAATTCCCGGTCCTCCAGGAAATACCGGATTGTCGGGTGCTACTGGCGCACCCGGCGTAACGGGCGCTACGGGTAATACTGGACCTACAGGTAATCCTGGTAATACCGGGTTCGTCGGTAATATAGGCAATCAAGGTTTATTTGGGTCAATAGGCCCTACAGGCGCCACCGGAGCTACTGGTGCCACTGGACCTACAGGCGCTACTGGTGCCACCGGAGCTAATCCCACTGGCCCCACTGGAGCAACCGGCGCTACTGGCGCTACTGGCGCTATAGGATCAGTTGGAACGACACCTCCTATACTGGGAAACGCAACTACTACCGCTTTATCTTATGTTATAGTTCCGGGAGCAAACACGATTAATATAATAAATAATGCTCATTATACCATGACAGCGAGCGCAAATAATTGGACTGTTCCTTCAACCGGTGTATATTTTGTACAATTTATAGCAACGGCGAGCGCGTCGGTCGCAAACACTCTTTATTTTTATCTTAATATAATTGGATCGCCTCCTCACGATAGCGGCGGTTATCACATCTATGGCACAACAGCTGGACTCGATGCGACCAATCAATTACTTACAACTCCTATCAATATTTATGGAAATTATTTGACGCACGTTTTAAGCGGATCCCTAATATCATTGATAGTCAATAACTCTTCTTCTTCTAACGTCACATTAACGTTTAGTTCGGCTCCTAACTTATACGCTAATTTATTAGGATACACGTAAATTCGTGAGACATAGATGTCCATTTTAATGGACAAAATATTAGGGTTTAAAATACATCAGGTCTCACGAAGATAATAATAAATCCATAATTCATATGAAAAGTAGTGTAAATATATTGTTTTATGAATAAAATGTATCGGCCTAAATTTAATATAAATTTACTCAGTAAATTTAAATCTTTATCGCAAATAAACGGTATAAATGTCAACTCGTCTAATCCTAATAACGGGGATACTCTAATATATAATGCTACAAATAATCAATACGTACTAACACCGCTAGTAGATCTAACTGGTCCAACTGGTCCAACTGGTCCAACTGGTCCAACTGGTTCTACTGGGCCTACAGGAACTACCGGTTCCACCGGACCAGCGGGAGTCACGGGAATTACAGGTGCCACGGGTACCATCGGCGCTTCCGGTCAAACCGGTGCCACAGGTGCTACTGGTCAGTCGGGACCGATAGGTAATTCTGGCGTCGCCGGTGCGGCTGGAAATACCGGACCAACGGGTGCTACTGGCTCACTCGGTCCTACTGGAGCAACTGGGCCTCAAGGTAACACAGGATTGCCCGGCGCTACTGGCGCAACCGGACCTCAAGGATCTTTGGGAACTACCGGACCTACTGGCGCAACCGGACCTACCGGTAATACAGGATCGACCGGCGTTACAGGACCAATAGGGCCGACGGGTCCAACGGGCCCTACCGGAGCAACGGGTCAAACCGGTCCCACGGGAGCGACGGGACCAACGGGACCTACTGGAGCTACTGGAGCTACGGGAACGACTGGCAATACCGGACCAACTGGAAATACTGGATCAACTGGGACCACTGGATCCACTGGTCCCGCTGGATCTCTAACATATGACGTTAGTCAAGCGCAGCCAACTGGTCCGAATTTTACATTTACGATACCAGGATCTTCATCAAATGTCGTCGTTCCGTTATATCAACCCATAGACACGACACAGTTTCATTGGACTTTTCCTTTAACCGGAAACACATGGGTAGTACCGTTAACCGCGCATTGGTTTATGGAATTTATCGCAACCGGAAGCGCATCTAATACCAATTCCGTGTATTTTCAATTAAATATGTCCGGAGGTACTTTAGATAACGGAATTTATTCGTTTTCAGGACCATCGGATGGTATTTCGTCTAGTGCGCCTTTATCAACTGTAGTAACTAATATATATGGTTCATATTTGGCCCATTTATCGGCAAATACCGTGGTATCGTTAATAGCTACGAATTTAAGCAGCTCGTCCACTACGGTAACGTTTACCGGCACTCCTCTTCTTCAAATAATAGTCGAGCCGGGAACTATGTAAATTAGGAATTACATTCTACAACACATATGATGTAGAATAATACTATCGAAAATGTTTACATATCGTTTAACGCAATTTCTGTATAATTATCAAACCGCGCGGCGAGTGCATCTCGTTTATGATCTAATCCATAATCCGACAAGTTATCTAATAATTTACTTTTCCACGTTGAAATAGATAAGCTATTAATTATTTTGATAATACGATCTTTACACCAATATACACTACGCTTTATAGGTTCGGTCGTGTTAAAAATTTTTTCTCGCTTCCCCATTATATCGTTTTCATCTATAGAAACGAAAACGTTATCGTTTCTAACTAGTATATTTCGTAATATATTATCAGAAGTGTTAAATAA